AACTCAAGAACCTCATAACGCTCGGTTTGAACTTCTTGAGCGTCATCCTCCATCGCCTGTTCCCACCACTCTTTCGTGTAGGATTCTCCCATCTCAATGGCAAGGTCAATTTCAGACTCCCGGAAATACGGACGCTTCTTTAGCCCACGGAGTTGGCTCCGGGACATCTTATGGCGTTCGATAACGTACTCTGCCTCTTCCATCGTGTTTGCATCTGGGTCAGGGTAAAAGTTCCAGATAGAGACATGAGAGACCATAGGCACAGTTTTAATAGTGGGAGTGTAGGTGCCCTGAGAATCCCAGTTGGGGTATTCCTTATCAACTGCAAAGGGGCCTTTCATAATCCCGGTACCAAAAAGAGCGCACTCAAAAGCAGAAGACCGAAGGTGTTTCTTAGCCTGAGACTCTTCTAGCTGGTCGTGGATTTTCTTTTCCATTTTCTTTGCAGCAACCTTGGCAGGCTCAAAGGTCACCTGAGTCGGACCAGTACCCGGACCCGGACGTACATCTGCGTCGGCAAGATCATCGGACAGAGGGCCAAGACGGTTTCGGTAGTCATCCATAGTCTCTCCCGGAAGGAGAGGTTCCATGCCCGCCTTTTGCTCTGCGTCTTTTACCTTTTGATTGGTTTCGATATGGACGCTTTTCTCTACGCCCTCGGGGAGAGTGGTAGGGTTGATCGCAATGGGGAAACGGTTGGCACCAAAAAGGACTTCAGTAATTTGCCCGTAAGCTGCAAGGACTTTGGTCTTGGTAACTTTGACAAAGACTTGCGATTTTTCCGTGTCGGTAAACTGAACGTCGGGGCCATAGATACCCCGGTAGTTACGGTAGGCTTTTAGCCAACGAGCTTCTTCTGTCTCTCGTGCAGTCTCGGCCTTGGAAAACCGTTCTTGAACGAAGGATAGAATCTCCCCTGACTTGGGATCATCCAAGTTGCCGTTACTGTCCTCCAGAAAATCTGCGTCTTCTTCCATTTTAAGTCCTTACCTTAATACCCAAAAACATTGTCAGCGGGTTGATGCCTGTTTTGATTCCAACTTGCATCCATATCAAAAAGTCCGCTACGGGGTCTTGTCATAATACCATAGCGTAGTGCGTCGTACAAGTGATCCTCAGATCTGGTATTCACATCCTCGGGGTTGTTTTTATCTAGAGGGAGAGAAGGCAACTGGGCGATTAGGTTCTTACAAGTATTGAAAAAAAGTATCCGTGGCTCACCAGTAAAATCATCAACCTGAAGCCTACGGTGGAGTTCGTTCTTACCCGCCACACGAGAGCCAGCACTCCTATCAGAGGGCCTCCAACGGCAACCTTTGACGTTCATCTGTTCTGCCAGAGAAGGCCCAGTATCACCTCTCTTGTGCCAAAGCGAAGAGTCAAGAACGCCGTAACGCATCTTCTCTCCGTGTTCTGCTTCAAGCACCATGTCTGCCAAATCTGTCGCAAGAACCTTTGAGACGTAGAGTTCCCGATAAACAAACAGTTGGTCCGAGGGGCTTACTGCAAACCAAAGGACGCCACTGTAGGAACTGTATCCGTAGTCTGCTGCACGGAACCTTGGCCAATTCTCGGGAATGTGGAAGGGTTCGATTACGTGGATCTTACGGTCAAACTCAGGGAACGCCGCACCCTCGTTGATATCCCAGTCGCCCTCAAGAAGTTGCCTGCGTTGATGTTCCGGAAGGGACAAAAGGTTGGCTTCGTACATCCCGTCCTCAGAAAGGTAAGGGTTGTCGAAAAGGGTTGCAGGGATAAACCTACGTTTAAACATAGGCTTTCCTACAAGGTTGTTCCTCTTTGCATACTCTGAGTTAGAAGGCCAAGTAAGGGTTTCCCCTGTTTCAAAATCCTTTGCCCAAAAAGACTTCCCCGGTATTTGGGGGTCTACGAACGCATTTTTGACCCAAGTATTACCGCTAAGCCAAACGTAGCCATTCTGCCGGATAAAGAATGTCTCGGTGTCTTCTACCGTGAGGCAATAGACATATCCCTCAAAATGGTTCTTGTTGCAGTTTACCTTTTTGTTGTTGGTTTTTACATCGTAGATGTGGTTCCCTGTGACAAGCTCTGTGGAATTGCGTTGCGTAAATGCAACCTCATAAGAAAGTCCACGTCTGTAAGGCCGTTGACGCTTTTTTAGTTTCGCGGAGTAGCCAAGCAGGATGCAAACTTCTAGAACATCGTCGGCAAGTTGTTTGGATGTAGTGTAGTAAGTCCCGCCAGAACCACTCCAGTTTCCATCCCCTGCCATAAGAGCGTCAAAAAAGATACTTAGCCATCCACTGTACAAAAGCTCTCGGGGAATAAATTTGTCACGGCATTTGCCAAACTGACGGAAGTAGTTCCACCACTTAGGAGAAGGCACCTGAAAACCAAAAGCCGACTCTCTGTACCTAAAACCGCAACGATCAAGAAGTTCCCTGATCTGTGTCCTTTGAGGTTCTTTGGTCTGGGAAATACCAAACTCTTTGTCCCTATCAAGGGTGTGACCCTCCGAAAGGAACCATCCCATAAGCTCCGCATAATCAGCGTAACTCAACTTATCGGGTTGGGGTAACCTCAGTTTTCTGGTTTTATACTTTGGAACTTCAAAGAAACTTTTAAGACCTTTCCGGTTAGGCTTGGCGGCCCTGACAACATTACATTGTCCCGGAAGCTCGTAGAAATGCCGGATCTCTACGTTTTTGTCTTCCTTAAAGATAGGCAGACGGTGGTTTTCTGTAAACACCATCTCGTCCTTACGGGAAACCATATTGCCAGAGTAGTACTCCTTGACAGTGTCGGAAACTGTTTTGGTAATCTGTTGTCCAGAAGCATCTACCGAAATAACTTTGTCTCCGGCTTTTACCTCTTTAATGTCCACCCAACCTTCTGAGGTCAGGACTTCCCCGAACGGGACGCAATGACCCGCACCTCCGGAGTCACTGGTCGCTCGCTGGTAAAGGCCCAACCCAGAACCTTTAGGTGTACGGAGGCGAGAACGCATGTAGTTCCATGCGTAAGGAGTTGGCCACTGAGTAAGCTCATCAAACCCAATCCAATTAAAAGCCTGACCCTGATAGCGGGTAACGTCATCATCTCTATCTAGATAAGACATCCAGAGAGTTGCACCGGAAGGTGCTACCCAAGTTTTGTCCCGCTCCATGAACTTAATACCGGGAATAGCCTTGGGGAAAAGTTTCTTGGAGACAGAAATAAGTTCCCGCAACTCTTCGGTGGTACGACGAACAAGGAGCATGTTGGCGTCTTCGTTGTTCATAAAACGAACAGGGTCTGCCACCATTGCGAAGCTTTTGCCCCCACCTGCTGCACCTCCGTAGAGAACCTCTTGCTCTGCAGCAGAGAGAAACTCTGTCTGAGGTCCGGGGTTGGGTTGGAAGATAACTTCTTGCGCTCTCTCTACGTCAATTTTCTCCGGCTTCGGCTGTGCCGGAACCTTCGGACTCTCTTTTTGTTTTTGCTCCGATACGTTGGTTTTCGAGTTCTTCCGCCTTCCGGAGTGCAGCTTTGTACCTTTCGGCAAAGTATCTTTGGAGCGAAGCTTCTCTCTGACGCTTTTGCTCACTTTCAATCCTCGTTTTCAATCCTACGTGAGAGATGTAACGTCCACTAGCTTCACTTAGCCAGTTGGCAACATCTCGCAGAGAATATTTTTTCAGGTGCTTCTTGGCTTGTTCAAGTAGTTCAAGCTCTTCCTCGATAGGAAGCAAGATGTCCTTGTCATTTGGGTCTTGTTTGTACCCAAAAGGGACGGTCCTGCCCACACGAACAACCGGGTGCCAAATGTATTCACCACCAGATTTTTCGGGGGCAGGAAGTTTCCACTTTTTAGTCAGTTTCGCCATTTTCTTCTTTCTTGGCAGGCAGAATAAACAGCGGGTCCACTGCCTCTACCTCCACCTTGTCTTTTGGTTTATAGCCTGCACGGTCAAGGATGTCCTTAGCCGCTTGCATTTTTTCTTTGTTGCCAAGGTCTGTGGGGTTATCAATGACGTGGTTCATAGCAACTGCAGCTTTGACCCCAGTCCTAGCTATGTACTTTTTAGTAAGAGTATAAATTTCTGCTTCGAGAGAGTCAACAATAGATTGAGTAGACACATTCTCACTGTAACCAGCAAGACGCTTTGCCTCAACAAAATTGCCGTTGGCCTGCTCAAAAAGAACATCTAGGAAGGTTTGCTGCTTTTCAGTAAGTTTGCGTTCAGTCATTACTTTTTCTTCTTCGCCATACCGCCGCGAGCCATGCCCTTTTTCTTGTCCATCATGCCACCACGGGCCATCTTGGACTTGGTCATGCCACCACGAGCCATTTTAGATTTACCGTCAGTTTTCTTCTTCATCGCGCGGGGTTTCATCGCCATCAGTGAGTTTCCTTTTTCTGTCAATAACGAGGGCTTCATACTCTTCCTGAGGGTAAGCCTCGTAGTACCCAAGCTTTTCCAGTTTGTTGCTGGCCTCTACCACCTTGCTCAGGCTCTGGATGAATACCATACAGTACTCATCTTCGATCTCGCTTTCCCAATCGTGGTCATAGAGAAAGTCGAGTTCCTTGTCTTCTGCACCAAAGTCCGGGTGAAACCCCATGAAGTGCAGGTCGACAGCTTCCCCCATCATATCGTTCAGTTCTTCGATAAAACTTTCAAAGACCTCGATTTCGGGGATGTAGAACGAGGCTATAATAGCAACATCTTTGTCA